CTGTTGATCTTGATTTTGCAGACAAATCACTTACTAATTTTTTCTCTTCAAATCTTACTCTATCATTAACATATCTTGAACCAATACCATCTGGTATAGAAACTATTACTTTTCTTTCAACTGGTTCGAAATTATATGGATAGTTTGAAATTGATGTGAAATCATATGCGGATGCACTAAAGGATGCAGATGGATTGGTTGATGTAAACGAAGAGTATATTGTTGAATCTTCGTAATTATTTCTTGTTAATGAACCGGATAGTTTAATATTTGCCGCAACATTTATTAATCTAGATGGATTTACTACACCTAAATTTTTTGGATATTCCATATCTAAACGGAACATTAAATCATCCGTTGAAGATGAAAAATGATTACCATTTATCATTTCAGGGAATAAATTATGTTGTATAAAAATAGAACCACTCAAAGCACCTGCCCATAATCTAAACTCATCTAACGAACCTGTATAATTTGCACCAACTTTTATAGTTGAACCACTATCCCAATTGGAACTAGAAACGGTCGAATCAATTGATGATGAAAATATTACATTACCATTTTCAGTTTGACATGTGTATAAATTAAAAATAGATTGACTTACCGATAGTAAATCTCTAGATGCTTTTATTCCAAACATCTTACCATTAAAAATTGGTAATTCATTTGATTGTAATTTTACAGAACTTCCGTTTTCTAATATATTTAATTCCGCCTTTCCATAATTTGAATTAATAGAACCACTTATTTTAATATTCCAATTACTTCCCGATACTATTGTATATTCTCCACTATATGCTGGTTTTAAAAATAATTCTATGGTATCTGGCTTTCTATTTTTATTTGTGTTTGTCCAATTCGTTTGAAGATATGAACCACTATTCATTTGTAAATAGTAAGTTACATTTTCCATTTCAAATTTTCCTTTACTACTAATAGAAGAAGTTACTTCCGGCGCAGGTCCACCGAACTCAAATAAAGAAAGATTTGATGCAGGTATTCCATAACAAGATAACAACGCATTTATACCTCGTCTGGTACCTTTATGTTTTAATAAATAAGGTAAGTTATTTATTATTCTTCTCCAAACTTCGTAAGTTCTTTTCTTTGCTGGAGTATCTTCTATTTGTATTCCATCATCATTATATCCAAATGCGTATTGCCATAATTTTGAATCAACGGATAAATGTTTTACATCAAATCCTAATGATAGTAAATAATCATAAATCAATTTATTTGCAAGTTCACCATTATCTTTATATCCAAGTTGTCTAGAATTTTCAATTGCTTTTGTATAATAATAGAATGTATCAAAATATTGACCAATCATTGAGAAAAACAATAAGAAAGATTCATTATCATCATTATTTTTAATATATTGTGGTATATTATTTATGATGTAATTACTATTTTCTTTATCATAATTTGTTGCAAGTTGTGAAATATTATTATACCAAGATAAAACCACATTCACATCATCGGATGAATATCTTACAGAACCACTATAAGGCCAAGTCATAGAATTTGAACCCGATGTGGTGTACAATGATGATGATGTATATAAAAAGTTTTCAAAACCATCAAATCCTTGAATTAATTTTGCTTTCTTTTGTTTATTTCTTTCAACTTCTTGTTGAGATGCAAGTGATGCGGTAAAATTTGATGCATTTCCCGATGTATTAGCCACATCGGTAGATGAACTAATAATTAAACTTTCATATGTTTCTATTAGTTGTACTTTATATACAAAATTATCTAACCTTTCCCTAGCAGAAGAAAAATGTATAAAATTATTCCACAAATAAGTTGAACCGCTTACATATTCTATGTTTATATCATCAAAATCAATAGCAGAAGAACTTAAATATGTGGAAACCAATTGTTCCGCAGTTGATGAACTTAATATTAAAGTATCAATAGATTCATAATCCGTTGATTTTCCTGTAACATAATCAACATCCACATTAAAGTTAGGCCCTTTTATGGGTGGACAAGATAATCCCAGTTCATCCGTTAGTACTACGGTTTCAATGATGGAATTAACGATTAGTTTAGTAATCCATAGAGTATCATTACTAGTAAACGTTGTTGGTAAAGGTTCGTATAATTTTAAAATTAAAGATTTTACTTCTTTCGTTATTATTTCATTACCCTGTGCATCTTCACCTTTATCCGATAATGTATAGTTATCATTTTCCCAAGAAGAAATTAATATTTGTTCATCATTTCCAAAGTTAGCAAGATGAGTTAAATATTTACTCTCCTTTTCAGGTTCTTCTATTATTAAATTATCAATATAAGATTCAAATCCATCATAAAGAGTTTTTCTTATAGAATCTTCATCTAAATTTAATGTTGGATATATAACTTTTGTAATTACTTCATATTCATTACCAATTAATTCTTTTACACCTGATCTATTATATGGTTTAAAAATCAGATTTATAGTATCCTTACCCGCCCATTGAGGATATGTATCTGATAACTTTTTTAAATTAATTGTAAATTTACCACTAGGACTTAAATTTGAAAAAATATTTATTCGTGAACCATCTTTTAGCGTCAATGATACATCTACACTAGTTGCTGCAAATGTAGAGTAATCTACATCATATTCAATTTGTAAATCGGAAAAAGAAGGTACTTCAATTAAATCTGGAAATCTTACTTGTGTTAATGCTGGAAAATCATTAACTGCTAAAAATTTAACTATTATTTCTTTACTATCACCCGTTCCATATACTTCACTTACAGGTTGAAGTATAACTTTTTTAGAACCATACTCTCCTTTGAAATCTTGTACAAAAAATAAATCTACAAATCCAACACTTGAATTAACTTTTACAAATTTATTTGGCGCAACATATACATTTACATAATCTGCATTTTTTGTTGTGAATGTAATGTTTGCTGCTTTTTCGGTATCCGATTCTTTTATTTCAACATCGTAGTAATCATTTGGTAGTGTTATTGTTGGTTTTTCTATTAATGTTTCCTTTTGATAAATAATTGCTATTACAGGAGATGAAACCAATGCACTATTTGGTAAATTGAATGATGTTCTTGTTTGATTCCATTTTGTAAAATCATTCGGATTTGATTGTGCAACTATTTTGGATGTATTATTAACGGATACTATTGAATATTCTTTTGGAACACCTCCTGAATTTATGTAAAATTCGGTATATCCATTTTTTGTGAATGATTCTTTTATCTGCAATTTATCAGATATACCATTTACTAATTTTACAACACCTTCCGAAAGTAAATCGTTTGTGGATGAATATGTTTTATAAGTTAGATTAAGAATATCACCAAGCTCACTTTTGAAATTGGATGTGAAAGCTATTGTATATGATATTTGTATATCATCTACTGGTTTTGGTATTTGTGGTTCATCATCATCTTCAAATTCAAAATCACATCTAAATGATCCGTTTGTTGAATCTAAATTTCTTTCACTATATTCTTTATATTCTTTTGTTATTTTATCTAATCTATACTCTCTAATTCTAATATTTTCCTTGTATAGAATATCATTTTGAGTTGTTAAATCTGTTCTAACCCTTGCAGGATCCGTAAATGAATAATTAAAATCCAATAAAGAAACAGTTCCTCTTACTCTAAGATTCTGTTGGTCAACCAATGTAGAGTTTACTTCTACTTGTGTATTATTTTGATATGTTTTTTCAATAACAACTTCAAAATAGTTTAATGGAGTAAATCCGTTTCTTCTAGCCCTATAAGTTTTTTTATTTCCGAATTTTAAAGAAGGAGCATAATTTTTAGATACAGCAGAACCAATTCCAATACTTACATCATCTTCTAAAAATTCGGAAGAATCTGTAGATGCTAAATTTACCTTTAAGTTTAATAAATCGGAACTAGAATAAGATGGTAATACAAAAAAAGGATTTTCAACTGTTGGTGGTGTAAACACACTACCTGATTCCAAATCTCCTGAAAATGGGACATACTCACCAACCCCATTATAAGGTTCAGTTATTACACTATTTCTTGTTCTTGGATTTGTGGTATTTTCTGCCATTAAGATTTTCTATAAATATCTTTAAGTTAATAATTATACTCTACTTCTTCCCCTTCTTTTTGGTGGTTCTACTTTTGTTATAGTATCGTTTAATTCCGTTTTTATTTCTTCAATATTTCTAACCTTTTCATATTTTTTCTCATCACTATCATCATCACCTCTAACTCTTGTAGGAGGCAATACCGGAGTAGTCGGTTCTGGTTTAGGATTCGTTACAACATCATTATATTCTTCAATAGGTGCTACTGGTTGAACTATATCAACAGGTTGTATTCTAGTTCTTGGTGTTGGTGTAGGAGTAGGTGCGGGAACTTCTTCCTGTTTTACTTCTATAACGGGCTGAGATACAATTGGTATTGCATCATTTTTTTCATCATAATTATATTCATTTGTTTCTTCATTATATGGTATTTCTACCTTATCTGGCTGATATATAATTCTTTTTTCATGCTTTTCAACTTCAAAAGAATCTAAATTATTTTTAATTTCTTTTCTTAGTTCTGGTATAGCAAAATCTTTTGTTATTTTTGTGACTGCAATATTTCTTTTCTTTAAGAAAGATGTATCATATAAAATACAATCATATAAAATTACTTTTATTTCTTGTAGAATTTTTGTAAAATCATAATTTTCACAATCTTCAAACCTCAATGGTGATAATTTTCCGTAGTTACTTTCCCCAATGTGATAGTATCTATTGTTTAGATAATATTCAACAGATGTTTTAAAATCTTGATAAATTTTATTTGTTAAATCATCAAATTTTGAAAGACCAAAATCTTTTTGCAATATTGAAATGTAATCATTTCCATATGTACTTTGTATAAAGGATGTAACTGTCAATAAAAACTCTTGCTCTTTACTTGATAGAAATTTAAGAATATTATTTTTATAATTTTTAAATTCTCTACTTAAATCTAATATACTATCAAATTCTTTTTTATTTTGATTATTTATTATTTCATTATCACTTATCAATGGTAATATACGAATTTCTTCTCTGGATGGTGAAACTTCTTGTATCCAAACTCTATTCAATTCATTATCATTACCAATTTTATTTTTTACAAAATGAATATTTACTTTATAAATTCCTGTAAAAAACCCTATATCATTCATCAACTTTTCTATATCAATTGCAAGTTCTTTCTGACCAGTATTTTTTGTTACATTGTACACATAATTCTTAATATCAGGCATTTTTAAATAAGAAACATTTTTGCCAGATTTTTGTGGTAAAAGATTATTGTTCACATCATAAACTGCAACTTCTAATACATCATACTTACAATTTCCAAAATCAACTTCTTCTCTTTGATTTTGAGAAAAAATAAATAAATCTTTTTCTTGAATACGTTTTCCTTCGTTTTCAATATTTGTATTTATATTTTCAAAATTGACGTATCTTTGAATACTCATCTTTTATATTTTAGTATGCATCAGGATGCATTATATTTATTTTTGTTTCTATATTTTTAGCCTTTTCGGTTCCATCTCTTCTTTTTACCGATATTCTAACATTACTTAAAAAAGTTTTACTAGGTTCACCTGCAAAATATGTACAAGCTCCGGGAGTAAATATAAGTAATAATTCTTCTGAAACTCCGGGTGTCAATTGTAGAACATTTTTTGGCGAACTTAACCAATTTTGTCCCAATGGATTAAATACGGTTATAGTAACAGTTACAGGATTCAAATCATTGTTGGTAACGTATAACGTTTGCCCCCATTCCCATCTAAACTCTCCTGATAGGTTATTTACTCTACCTACAATTGAAGATTCAGGTGGTGCTGATGTTGGTTCCGCCTTAACAATAACAACCTCATTAATCAAATCCCCACCAGCAACTAATGCGATATTTTGAGATGCCTGTGTAATTGCTTGTTGTTGTTGTATTGAACCTAATTGTGATTGTAATCCTTCTATTATTGAATTAAGAGAATCTATTTGCTTTACTAATGCTTCTATTTGCGCTTTATATCCCATATTCTGAGATTGTAAAGATGCTCTTAAAATACTTTCATCTATTGATTTTTGAATTGAGTTTTGTATTTGTGTTGATAAATCTTCAACCGTTTTTGATAAAGTATCTATTTGATTTGCTAAAACCGTATTTGTTTGTCCTATTGCAAGGACATCCGCATCCTTTGTAGAACCATCGGCAACCAACCCAGCAATCTGCGCTTCTAAATCAGAAATTGTTTGTGATAAATTCCCAACTTCATTTTGTAAAGAATTAGCCAATGCCGTTTCTTCATCTAATAAACTTCTTGGAACCAAATCTTGGGAGGGTGGTGCGGGAATGGTGGGTTTTAATTCTGTAATTTCAGTATTAACCGATTTTAAAAGTTCTTCTTGGTTTATTTTACTTTTTGATAAACTTTTAAATAGTAAAGATGATGCAACATTTTCTTTGTTTGGAACCAGTGTAGTTGGTGTATTTTTTGAATAAGCATAATCGGATCCAGAACTAATTAGAATTTTTTCTAATTGCGCCTTTCTTAACTGCTCTTCTAATGGTGTTCTAATTAACATTGTTATAATTAAACTATTTCAAAAATATATTTTTCATCAATTATTGTAGAAATTCCACTTTCAACAACTTTCAATTTAAGCTTGTATGTTCTATCTTCTGCTAATGTTGATAAATCCATCTTAAAATAGTTACCATTGGAATCACAACTTATTTTTGTGTAATCACCAAATGGAAATATGATATCACCCGTTACATAATCTTCAACCTGATAATATGTAGTTGTAGGTAAGTATTTTACTTGATCATATTCAAATGTTGTCCCGAAAGATTTTAGTGGATATGCATCTCTACCTTTTAATCTAATTTTTACAATACTATCTTTTACATATTTTGTTTTCAGATTTGTAAAAACAATTTTATAATCATCATCCGATATAGAACCTGTTACTGATGTTAAACTACCTGTTGTAAATATAGAATCATCCCAAGTCAATTCTAATTTGGGTTCATAAATTGTATTGGTTTCTTTTGAAAAGAATTTTAATGCACCATAATCCAAAGTATTTTGTTCGTTTTCTAAACTATGGTGAACAATAAATCCATTATTTGGAATAGAACCATTTAACCATAAATTGATAATTTCGGTAACATCCATTCTAATATCATCGGGTTCGTAGTTATAAGATTGAGATGCTTCCGATGCAGTATACCAGGTTCCACCCGCAGCATCATACGATCCTGTAGTTCCTATTTCAAAGGTTGCACCACTTCCGGTTGGAACAACCTGCCATGCATTGATTCCATCTCTATAATTCCAACTGACACCATCCGATGTTATATTATCAAATTTTGTACCAGTTCCCATTGTCCAACTTTGAGATACGGCATTTGCATATACTGTATATTCTAATGGGATTTCTTCACTCTTAGTTGCTTTTAAGTTTAAATAAACTTTATAATTATCCGTTATTCCATTTTCTACAATAGATTGAGAAACCGTATTTATATTAAATTTTATAATAGCCCTATAAACATCTCTTATAGAACCATAGTAAACTTTACCTACTTCTAATATTTCATCCCTACCAGCATTCTGATCTGGTTGTTGTAAATATACACTTGCATCATATAAAGATGTGAAAAATTTATGCATTATAATGCCCTCCCTTTAATATCTTTGTTAGGAAATTTAACTTCAAAAATACATGGATCCAAAGATGGATAAATAATTTTTGCTCTTGTGGCCTCGTCTATATTGTAACGATTTGGCGAATAAGTATCACCACATAAATTATATACTTTAACCATTGGAACACTCATAACACCTTCTATATTTGCCAAAACTAATTCAATTTCCGATAAGTTTATTGTTTTATTAAAAGTCCATCTATCAATATTGAAATAATCTTGTAATTCAGTAATACAGGCGGTTAATACTTCTCTTTTGTTATAGTTTGAATAACATATTATTTCAAAATCTACACCTATATTTACAACATATCCATCTATTATATTTACGGTATCGGTCAGTACTCTATATTCACTAATATATGTTTTTAAGTTTTGTTTTATTGCTTGATTTATATTTGTTAATTTTTTGTTTGCATCGTATCCCAAAACATACATATTAACTGCAAATGGATTATTGGTATCTTTTGTATTTGTAGTACTTAAATTTAAATACTTTCTTAGTTCGTTTGTAATTTCGTTTGGATTTTTATCTTTAATATTTTGAACCAATCCTGTAAATTCTGCTAATTTTTGTGGGTTACCTAAAATAGTAGCAGGAGAATTTATATCCGCTTCTCCATCGGGCGCAACCCAAACCTTTGCAACACTACCATATTTTTCCGGCATACTTAATGCACGAACCATATAATCTTTCGCAGTTACTGCTCTATTTTGAGAACCAAAAACACCCAAAGCGTTTTGTCTAATTTCTTCAATACTTTCGGGTCCTCTACCACCTACCGCTGCCTCTATATTTTCAACCGCTACGGTTGATTTTGCATCCTGATATACGGATAAAACATCATCGTTTAATGATAATAAATCTTCATTATATTGTATATTTATTATATTTGTTAAATCTCCCGTATTAACATTTGATTCAACCCCTCCTCCTATTAAATACTTTACTGTCAACGTTTTTGATACGGGTGCAATACCGAATGTGTTTGTTTTTAGAAAATTAGATGGATCTATTCCACTATTCAATCTACTTACACTAGTGGCCAATCCCAATCCAATATTTTTTGAATTTGGTAATATTAATTCATCATTCAAATTACTATCGCCTGGTCCAAATTGTATAGTATGTGTATTATCAGGATTTACTCTTACAGAGAATCTTCTGGGAACTTTTCTAACTTCTAACATATATGGAACAGAATCTACATATTCGTTTAATCCACTATAAACTTCCGTATTTGGAACTTCCGAAAATACCGTTTCTTGTGCTAGGTATGGAACTTCATACCATTTATTGTTATCCTCATCCGTAATAGAAACAATGGAAATAATATTTGTATCGGGTATTATTGCACTTGGATAATCTATTGATGTATCAAAAGATATAGTTGTTGTGATTTCTGTACCCGATATAGCTTTAACTAATTTACTAATTAAATATCTACTTGGTTCTCCTGTTATACTGTCTCTTTCATATATTTCAATTTCTCTATCTACCGAATTTGAAAAATCTACTTCATCTATTGTTCTAAAAATTACATTTGAATTGCTAGTAGATTGAACTTGCATTGCTTCCGCAATTCTTAAATAAAATCTAGAATCCGGTCTATTATTTATACCTATTCCAATGGAAGGAACTAACTGATATACTTTTAAAGTTGTAACTGCAGGCGCACTAACTTTTGGTTTATATCCCATAGTTTGTGCGATAGCCATTACGTTTTTCCTTTCGGTTGCATAATACAACATTGATTCTTTTAATTGCGTATCTTGATAAAAAGATAATAAATCCCCTATTGCAGCTGCTTGTTCTATAAATACCATTCCAGGAGATGCTTCATTAAAATCGGAATAAGTTGATGGAAAATAAGTTTTAGTAAAATCAATGAGAGATTGCTTTAAAGAACTGAAATCTTTATTTAAGTAATTGAAATTTTTATTATCATTTCCCCAAACTTTATTTGTAGGTTTTATTGCCATTTATAAATTTTATTTTATTGTTCTACTAAAATAGTTACCGATTCTCCAAAATCTCTATTTATTCTTAAAGAAAATGCTATTTGTAAATAAATTTTATGATTATCAATATCATTTGTATCATAATCAAATAAAATTTGATCTATGTTTAAATAAGGTAACCAAGTATTCACAGCTTCAATAATGGTTGATTCAATTTCAAATTCTAAAGAATCCGTAGTAACGGGTTCAAAAATTAATTGCCAAATATCACAACCAAATTCAGGTTGCATAGTTCTTTCACCCTTTCTTGTCATTATTAGATTTACAATATTATCTTTTGCTTGAGATAAAGTAGTATAATTGACAGCAAAAATACCATTAGAATCGGATTGTTTGTTTATACCAATTCCCAATACCTTATCGGCATTTATTGATAAATCTTGCGTATTAAACCTACCTAATTCAGTTGCCATTTTATCTTAACCCTTTTTCTTTTTCTTGTTTTGTAAATACTTTTGTTAAAGAACTATAGTCTCTAGTCAATGCTTTATTTAGTGCATCTAAACCTGCATTTCCTGTTGATGGTATTGTTTCTTGTACTGATTGATTTCTGTAATCCATTGTATCCCACTGATCTTCTTGATATCTCTGTGGTTGAATAGTATCTAAAATACTACCTTCATTCATCATTCCACCTTCAACTCTTTCCGAAGCACTAAATGGTTGGGTCATATTTAAAATCTCATTAATCATAGGGTCTTTTGAAAATTCCTTTTTGATTTGAGGTTTTTGTTGCGTAGGTACTACTGTTTGTTTTCTCGTAGACGCGGTACTATTTACCTTCGTTAATTCTGCTAATGATGTTGTTTTCTTTTGTGAGTTTAATGTAACTGCACCAGATTTTACAAGTTTAATTATTTCTTCTTTAACTTGTTGTTTTACTTCATTTTTGACAATCTCCTTAATAAGAGATACTATCACATCCGATTTCATAAAAATTCTTTTTAATAAATATCTAAATATCAAATTTACTTTTACACTTTATATCCGGTCCATGGAACAACTCCTGGACCAGGTGTATTTGGGGGGTATATTGCTGTTACAATGAATTGACCTGATACGGTTAATAAATGTAACTTTGCTGCCGAAACAAATGCTTTTATAAATATATTACTATCCGTATTTGGTTTTACGGTCAATGGTGTCCAAGATCCTGCGTTTGTAACTAAACCCTGATTTGTAACTAAATTTTTTAGAGCACCTGGTGCAGGAATCTTTGGCGGTGGAAATAATTGCATTGTTGCACCAGTCCAATACATAATTATTGCAGGTCCTATAACATCCAATAATGTAGTTGTTGTTGAAGGTTGAACCGATTTTAATTTACCTTTCAATACATTTTCCATTCCGGTAGTATTTGCTTTTAAAACCTTTATACCACTAATCAAATCTCCGCCTGATAGTATTGCCATATGATAATTATTGGTAAATTGTTTTGCCCAACCATCCATATCTTTTCCATATGAATGATTTTTCATCAAATTTCCCATTGCATTTTCAAAACTACTCCAAGGCATTATTTATTTCTTTTTACTTAAAAAGTTAGATTCTGCTAAAATAACTTTAAGTTTATTTTTAATAGCAATAAATTTTGGTTTATTTAAAGGACCGGCATCAGTTGGTGTTGGTCCTGATGGTGTCGGATACCATTGTTTATTTATTTCATCAATTAAATCTTCTAAAATTTTTACCAATTCACCACCCAATACCATTGGTTGAACTGGATCACCATCTTTTCCTGGTTTATCATTTTTACCTAAATAAACTTCACCACCATCTGAATTTAAGAATATTTGTTTACCACTTCCGCCTGCATGGAATATGATGTTACTTTTGTTTGCAAACATATAAACATCATTCATAGCATCAATAGAGAATCTTCCACCACTAAACACTGCAACTTGTTTTTGACCAAATACTAAAAATTCATTTACTCTTGCGGATAACAAAATCCTATCAGAATTAACATAAAGTTGATTTCCTTTTAATGCATCATCATCTGGATATTTAATTTTTTCTTTACCCTTTTCATCTAAACCATATGCTTTCTTTTCATTAAAAGCTTTTTTTAAGTTTGAATCATCTTCCGTTATGTTGTATGGTATTTTTACCTTATTCGATGTTATATAAATAGATGTTCCATCTTTATTAAAATCTTCATCAACTAACGTTGATATTTTTTTATCATCC